TCACACCTCCGCCCATTCAGATTTGTACAGCCCGGCATCGGTCAGGCCGCGGCTCTGGCACACGGCAAAGACGGCGTCTGCGTCCCCCTGCGATACCGGCCCTACCGTGATGACCTGCAGCTTGTTTGCAGGCTTGTCCGCTGCGGGCAGGGCCTTGACCAGATGGTTCAAATCAACCGCGCCAGTAATACCTGCCACGCCGCCCTTTGCGGTCTGGCTGTATTGGTGGATGTGGCGCGGCAGCGTTTTGTCGTAGTTTGTGCGCGTGTCGGCCAGCCAGCCAATGTAGTCCTTGCACAGGCCCTCGTAGTCGATGTTTGCCGTGGCAAACGACGTAAACGTGTAGACGCCCGGCTGGTAGCCCAGCGCCGCCGCACGTACACAGAACGCTCGGGCGCAGGCCGTGCGCTGCGCCTTGGTCAGGTTGTCCGCACGGCCATCGTGGACGCCGGTCTTGGTTGTGTGTCCCCATTCGCTGTCGAAGAACAAGGGATAGCCTGTCGGGGCCAGGCTGGCGCAGAAATCCGCTTCGGCGCGGGCCTCGTCCTCGGTGATGGCCTGGCTAAAGAAGTAGAACCCCAGCAGCTTGTTGTTGGCCTTGGCTCCGGCCAGGTTGGCGTTGAACTGCTCGTCCTTCATCAGTGCGCCGCTGCCATAACCACGGTAGCCGATGCGCACCAGGGCGCGGTAGGGAACCTTTGCCCAGTCGATGGTGCCCTGATGGTGAGACACATCAATCAGCACTTCCTCGCCGCTTGTCTGCACAGGCTGGCCACCGTATGTGCCCGCCTTGTTGGGTATGCCTGCATATGCAGTCGGGTCAAGGCCCTTGCTCTTGGCAGTGGCTCGCACCTCAAAGTGGCAGTGCGTCCATGTGCCTGCGGCGTTGCCGGTCTGGCCGACAACCGCCAGCACATCGCCGGTCTTGACTTTTGTCCCTTTGTCGACAAGCAGTTGCGAGCAGTGTGCAAAATACAGATAGTTCACTGCATCCGGGGTCTGGTTTGCGTCCAGCTTCACGCAGACATAATAGCCCCATTCCCATGTCTTGTTGCTCTTGTTCGTCACGATGCGGGCTGTAACAACAGTTCCTGCAATGCTCTTGCCGTTGTAGCCGGGCATGCGGATTTTGTCGTCATCCATACCGCAAACATCAATGCCGCCGTGCCAGGTCTTGCCGCCGCCGCGCGTGTAACCGTAGCAGCTGTACGGGTACTTCACGAGATTTCTTCCGCTAAAAATCATGGTATCACTTCCTATCATTCGTCGGTGGTATTTTCAGCGCCGTCAACCTCCGGCACATCCGGCGTCTCCGCAACCTCGTCTGCGCTCTCTCTCGCATCCACCGCATCATAATACGCCTGCGCCAGCGCCTCCACCTCGGCAATATCCGCCTCATCCAGCAGGCCGTTGTCGTAGTGCGTGTATGCTTTGTCAAGCCAAAACGCAACATCGCGTCCTGCTGCAATCTCTCGCTTGATGCTGCGCAACGTCAAATCGTGCCGCGCTTTGCTTTTAATCGCCATTTTATTACTCCTTTCAGTTGATAGAAGCAACCGCTGCTTCCAAATCGGTAATCCGCTTAATCGGGTCTGCGCGTCCCGTCACAGTCGCGCTGTCGGCATCGGTCAGCACGGTGTTTGCTCCTGCAAGCGCGGGGATGGGCTGTGCGCCTGTCGCGGTGAAGGGGATGGGCTCTTCCAGCTTGTAAGCAATTTTTACGGGCGTGCCAGCGGCGTACTGGGCGGCGAGGTAGGCTTTAAGATCAGCAACTGTTGCGAAAGGTCCATCTGAAGCCACATGAAATACAATGCTTGTATCAGCAATGCGTATATAGTTAAACGGATATACCAGAGAGCCTTTTATGCTATCAAAATGACTTGATATTCCAAAAGTCCCGGGATAATGCTTTATTATGCCATATGCTGCCCATTGCTGCTCTTTTCTGCTCGCCACGGTGCCGTTGTTACTCAATGCCTCCGTCCCGTCCAGCGTAATCGTTTTCCACGTCTCCTGCCCCTCACCCGTCGCCGCGTCCACCTCACCGCCATACACGGTTTCGGGCAGGGTCAGGGTGTTGGTCTGCCCGATGTATGGTGTGTAGCTCTCCGCCAAGCCATCCAGCACAATCGCGACGTTTTCAAATTTCAAGTCAATTTTTCCGCCCGCACCGCTTCGGAACAGCTCACACATATACGCCGCATTTGCAGGAACCTCAAAGATTTTTGCGTTGGTGCTGCTAATGTAAGCTCCGTGAAGATCATAGAACGATGTATAAATCATCCCGCTTTCAGTTTCATAAAGAATCTTATATTTTGCTCCCGGCACCAAATGCACGCCAATGCCAATGCCATAACCAATTGAGCCAGCGTGAAAACTGATACCCCCCTCAAAGAAATTCACACCGGATACTTGGGACGCGGAAGTGTAGTTGTTGGATGTGAGCCCCAGCACATAGGTTCCGGGCTTGATAATGCGCTTCGTGGTATTTTCAAAAAATTTATCACAATCGCTTTCAGGCATTCCCTCCGCCAATTTCAGCAGATTCCCCCCACACCGTTCAACCGTCACGCTGTCACGTCCCTTGATGGGACGAATGTTTTCGGGGCTTGGTGTTCCGCTCCCATCCTGCATGGGTTCCCACTTCGCTTTCACGCCAAGCGGGTATCCCGCCACAGGGTAACACACAACAGGGTTGCCGCTTTCTTCCAGCGACGGGCAGAGCATATCAATGATGTGCTTGCTGCTCCACGGTGCGTCCTCGCTCACCGCCGCATCATCAATCTGTACGCCGTCCTTTCCGGCAGGCCCCTCCGGGCCAACCTCTCCCCGCGGCCCCTGCTCAACGCGCTCACCCTGCGGGCCAGTATCACCCTTGGGGCCAACCGGGCCAGTTTCGCCAACAGGACCCTGCGCGCCGGTATCGCCCTTCTCGCCTTGTACACCCTGAACGCCCTGCTCACCTTGGGGGCCGCGCTCTCCGGTGTCGCCCTTCTCGCCCTTGATACCCTGCGCGCCTTGCGGCCCAACAGGCCCCTGCGGGCCGACTGGGCCGATAAACTTCCCGTTGTCGGCGTCCTCCATCACGCTGTTGGCGACGTTCTCCGCGTTCGTGGCGCGCTGATCGGCGTCCTTTGCCGCGTCCCGGGCATCCTGCACCGCCTGCAGCACCTGCGCCGCCAGTTCGGGCGTCGGCTCTGCATCCGTGCCGCCGTATATGCCCGCTTGCTCAAGGATAAGATACTCCACGTTACAACTCGCCCGCTGCACGCCGGAGGCCAGCCCGGCCAGCACAAGCACGCCATCCTTGGCCTCCTTCGTCACCTCGGGCGGCACGTCCATGGCATCCCCATCCAGCAGGGCCACGCGCAGCGGCTCTTCCCGCCCGGGGATGTGCCACGTTGCGGTGAGATTCAGCCCGTCCCACCCGGCCCCGCGCTCAATCTTGATACTCTCCGTGCCAAAGCTGGAATTAGTCCCCAGCACCAGCTTTCGCGGGGTGGGGGAGTAGTTGTCAAGTCTCAAAGTATGTACCATGTCCTACCTCCTTAACAATACAACAGTTTATCGGCGTTGATTACGATTGGCTCTCTCATGGTTTCACCCCTCCTCTTAGTAGTAAATCAATGTGATATGGCGGTTGATCACTCCGTTGTAGCTCCATGTAACGCGCACGGTGTTACCCGAAATTGTTAGACTTGCTATTTCGGAACTATTACCAGAAGCAGCGATGTTCGAAACACCGACCAATGTGCCGCTGGGCAACGTGTATACCCAGTCACCATATGAAGTGGCCATGGTGATTGTCACCGTTTTCAGCGCCACAGCGGTGACTTGCCCGCTCCCATCGTGGAATCCGGAGGGAATGGTCGCCACGCCGCCGGGGGAGAGCGTTGCCCCCCAGCTGCCTCGGTTCGGCATTTTCCCTTCCTTGATGGTTTTATCGCCTGCGTAGTATTTCTTTCCGGTCAGCACATCGGTATCTGCGGCGGTGGCCTGTGCCAGCTTGGACGCGCTTAATCCACCGCCGCCGTTAAAATCCAGTCGGCTCCCGTCATAGGTAAACAGTACCCATCGCCCGGTCACAACGCAGTCCCCGTCCGCCGCATCCGCGCCGCAGTAGGCCGGTACAGCCTTGCCGTTTACCGTCCATGTATCGCCAGCACTCCATGCCGCCGGGACCTTAAACCGCCCCACCGCGCCGGTGCCCTTCAGGGCGTAGACCTTGCCGGACTTCGTGCAGCTGTACAGCTGCACCGCCGCATCAAGGCTCAGACCCGCCGGGTCATACTCGCCCTTGGTCATCACGGCAGTGCCCGCGTGCAGTTGGGCAAGTTCCGTCTCGATCTGCTGCAAAAACGCCGTGAAGGCGGCGTTCATCACGCCGGTGTCCACGCTGTCCATCGTATCGCGCATCAGGCCGCAGTAGGCTTCGTTCAGCCGCAGGTCCACAATGTTGTCCGTGCTGATCTTCGTAGCGCCGCGCGGGCGCGTCACGCGGTACAGAAAGATTTCATCGTAGTCATCATCCCGGCGCAGCTCCGGCAGGGCAGGGGAGGCCGAGGCCGTGCCCGTGCGCACCTCCAGCCCTGCCGTGTTGGTGTTCTTGTCGTAGGTCAGGGCAACGGCATCCCAACGCGGGTTTGTGCCGTCCGCATCCGTAAAGGTCAGCTGGGTATTGGCCAGCAGGTACGGGAACGCCGCCCAGTATGTGCCGGGGTGGATGCACCCCACACCGGGGCCGATGGTCAGTGTGTTGTCGCCGTTGGCCGTAGCGGTAAAATCCGCCGCGTGCAGTATACCGCGGCTGCGCGCAGCATAAGCCGCACCCAGCGCCTCGGCGGTATACTCTTTATTGTCCAGCGGCCAGCAGGTAAGCTCTGTCATTTGGCTCACTCCTTAAATGTGAAATGGTCCAGCACCGGCCGCAGGCTGCCGCCGGTGCTCTCATAGATCAGGCGGATGCTCGCCACCCGCGCCACAGCGTTCAGTCCCAGTTCCTCCACCCGCACCGGCACCAGATCGCCCAGTTCGTAGTCCGTGCCGTAGATCAGGTTGGTGTTGGCCGCGGTGCATTTCAGCTGCCGCGTGCTCATGTGGTTCTTCAGCGCCGCGCGCGCGTAGTTCTGCACGGCAGCCTGATACTCCGCCTCGCTGTATTCGGCGTCGCTTGTCGTGCCGTCGGCGTTCTGCACAGTGTATTTATGCCGCACGCTGCTCCCGTCTACCCATAGCTCCCGCCGGGCATTGCCGCGGGCCGTCAGGTCGCCCAGCTCGCAGAAATACCGGGTAAAGCTGTCGTTCTCGCCGGGCTCCTCACCGCCGCACAGCACCACGTTGGCGTAATCGCTCGCGTCCTGCGTGTACACCGCGCCGGATAGATTCTGCATCCGGGTGGAAAAATAACCGTTGTACAGCGCCGTGCCCGGCACGCTGCGGTCCTTGCCCTGCAACAGCTCCAGCGTCTGGGCGGCGGTGGCAGGGTCAAAGCGCACCCGGCCCCCAAAGCCGCCCGCCTGCATCAGCTGCACGGCAGCGCTGGCGCAGTCCGCCCAGGCCACCGTCTCCTCGCAGGGGGCCGTAAACCCGGCAGCTGGCGGCACGGCCACGCCCAGCCCGCGCAGATTGGTACGGCAGACCTCCAGCAGGCCCGCCGCGCCGTCCGTGATGGTGCGGCTCCCGCGGGCGGTCCGCCTCTTGAACAGGCACAGGCTGAACTTCCCGCGCACCGTCATTCGATGGTTGTCTCCGTCGGCCTCCGCCGCCAGCACCACCGCGGCCAGACCGGGGGTATCCGGGTTGTACAGCACCGCGTCCAGCACCAGCAGCGCGCGGTTCGTCTCTGTCGCCGCGCAGACCAGCTTGAACTCGCCCAAATCGTCAAACGCCGGCATCCATTGCAGGCTGTCCGCGCTCTCCGCCATGCCCACACGCACACCGTCATGGTATACATACAGGCGCAGGATGTCATACACCGCTCGCCACCCCCTTCGGGGCCGTGACGATGGCCGTCAGGTTTTCATTCCCCTCGTCCGCCGTCATCCGCAGCACATTGTCGCCGGGTGTCAGCATCATCCACAGGTCGCTGTCAATGTCCAGCAGCCGGAATCCGTTGTCCTCCGCGCCGTCTGCCGTGTAGTACCGGCAGCCGCGGTTTCCGTCCGCTGTGCAGATGACCGCGCGCTCATGCGCCTGCATCGTGGTGTTCAGCCGGATAAAGGTCCGCGTGCCGTTATTCCACAGCATCGGGTTTTTCACCTTGGCCGCCGCCTGCAGGTACAGCGTAAAGGCTGTCTCGGCGTTGCCGTCGTTTACAAAATTCGTGTACATATTGTGCTTGTACCGGCTGATCGCGAAGTTTCTCACTGTCGAGACAGGCGTTGGGAACCAGGCAGGCTCCATGCCGCCCAGCAGCATCCGGGCCGTGTCCTCGGTGCGCCAGTAGGGGAATGCCGCTTTCAATTTGAACTGAAAGTTCAGCAGGTTGGCCCCGCCGCTCACAATAGGCGTCTGCGCGGGCACAACGTCCAGATACCAAACCGTGCTTCCCACCGTCTTGCACCAGCGTCCCGCCGTCAGGGGCCGCACCAGCTTCTTCAACAGCGCCTCGTTGGCGTCCAGGTCCCGCAGGATAGCCCCCGTCACGGTGATGCTGCGCTCACCGACGGACTGATTTGTGATCGTCTTGCCGGTCTGCCCGTAGGACTGGCTCGTTTTCGTCTCGATGTCCAGCCCGTCGTCGCCGCTCATATCGGTGATCCAGAAATCACTGTCCGCGGCAAACCGCAGGCTTCGGCCATCCGCGGCCTGATAGGTATATACCGGCACGGTCCGCGCCATGCTGCACCGCCTCCTTTATGGGATTCCCCACCGCAGCCGGTTCATCATGTCCTCCGCCTCACGGGTGAGCTCGGATTCCGACAGGCTGTCATGGGTGTAGAAATTATTCGTCTGCTGGTAGGCAACGCCGGGCTGCGGCTGCCAGCTGGCTGCCGCCGTCTGCTGGTTGCCGCGCAGCACGCCAGCCACCTGAAGCTGCATGGGCTGGGCCGTTGTCAGCGCCAGCGCATCGGCGGCATCCTCGACCATCCACAGATTGTCCCGGATGCCCTTTGCAAGCCCCCTCATAAAATCGGGCATCCACTGCTCATAGCTGCGCAGCGGCCCGATGTCCGGGCGGGAGAAGTGAATAACCGAGGCAATGGCAGACGCCACATTCTTTACAGAGCCAACAACACCGTCGATCATGCTCGTGATGCCGCGGATCATGCCCTGGATCATATCCTTGCCCCATTGGCAGAACTTTTCCGGCAGGCTCTTCAGATAGGCGATGGGCTGCTCCATCATTCCCTTCACGCTGCTGCTAACAAAGCCCGCCATATTCTTGATGCCGCTGCCCATCAGCTTAATGACCTTGCCGCCCAGATCCAGCCAGTTGAAGGCGGTCCACACATCCACAACTGCCTGTATGATTTGCGGCAGATTCGCCACCAGTGTCGGGATTGCCTGGATAAGCCCCTGTCCCAGCGTAACGATCAGCTGCACGCCCGCCACCAGCAGTTTCGGTGCGTTGTCGTTGATGATGCCCGCAATGTCCGACACAATGCCCGGCAGATACGCGATCATCGTCGGCAGACCGTTCATCAGTCCGGTTGCCAGATTCAAAATGAGCTGAATGCCCGCATCCACAAGCTGCCCGGCGTTTTCGCGCAGGCCACTGGCAAGGCTTGCCGCCACCGGCAGTGCCTGTGCCAGCAGCTGGGGGATGCCGGTCACAAGGCCGTCCCCCAGCTTGCCCAGCAAATCAATACCGGTCTGCAAAAGCTGCGGCCCGACATTGGTGGCCAGGTCGGTAAATACCGCCGCCAGACCCTGCGCCAGCCCCGCAATGCCGTTCTGCTGCACGCTCTCGGACAGTGTCTGCAGATAGCCGCCCGCCAGCGCCACGCCCTCGCCCAGCCGCCCGCTCACGGCATCAAACAGCGCCGTGCCCAGGTTCTGGGCGTTGGTCTTCACGCCATCCAGCTTGTAGGCCATCGTGTCGGTCATCGTGTCATAGGCCGTCTGTGTCGCGCCGCTGTCGGTCTGCATCTGCTGCAGCACACCGTTGAACTTGTCCGCGCCGGAGCTTGCCAGCGACAATGCGCCCGTACCGGCCTCTACGCTGCTCCACAGTCCCGCAAACTTCGTGGCGTTGCCGCCCACGCTGTCGTACAGCACCTGCAGCACATCGCCCAGGCTCTTACCGTCGGCGTTCAGCTCGGCAAAGCTCTTGCCGGTCTGCTGCTTCAAGATTTTGCCCACCGTCGAGCCGGTGTCGCCCAGCTCGTTCAGCATCGACTTTGTATAGGTCGATGCCTCCGCCGTGGCAATACCGTTTGCCGTCATGATGGCCAACCCGCTGGACAGGTTCTCCAGACTCACGTTGTAAGCAGCTGCCAGCGGTATGACCCGGCCCATGCTGCCCGCCAGCTCGTCAACGCTGGTTTTGCCCAGGTTCTGCGTCGTCAGCAGCACGTCCGAAACGTGCCCCGCCTCGTCCGCGCCCTTGCCGTAAGCATTCAGTGCCGTCGTCAGGATGTCCACCGCCGAGGCGCTGGACGTAAAGCCTGCCGTTGCCAGCATGGACGCCTGCCCGGCAAAGGCCACGGCGTTGCCGGTGTCCTGTCCGGCGCTGATGGTCTGATAGGCCGCCTCGGCGATCTCATTCGCGCCGATGTGCATGTCACCGGACACCTGCAACACCTGACTGTTCAGGCTCTCCAGCGGCACCTTGGCCGTGTCGGCAATCGTGCCGACCTTAGCCATGGCACTCTCAAACGCAGTGCCGCCGGTAAAGGCGCTCTGCAGCATCTTGCCGATGCCCGCCGCCACCACGACCTTTGTCAGGTTGCCCACCAGCGCCGAGCCCAGGCTCTTGCCGCTGATCTTACCGGCAGACGCCGCCTCGCCGCCCATGACCTCGGCCAGCTTGCCGCTGATGCCGTCCGCCGACGGTATGATCTGCACATAAGCACTCGCCAGCGATTGCTTCGCCATTTCCTTCACCTCTCTCCCTTAAGCCTTCCCCCTCGGGGGAAGGTGCCGCCGCAGCGGCGGATGAGGGCAGACCTCCCGCAGCCTGCCGTCACCCCGCTCCCAATATCCTCGCCCGCGCCGCCTCATAGTCCGCCGCACAGGAAAAGCCGGTGGCCTGCCGCTGGCCGGGCACGCCCAGCAAACGGTTCACCACCGGCTCCGGGCGGCTACGACCCTTCTGTCCATCCTTCGTCTTGCCCCAGACCAGCAGGTGCAGCGCATCCACCGCAGCGCCCAGCAGCAGCGTGTCCACTGTGGACACGCTCCCGGCAAGCGCCATCCGGGTGCGGCTGTTTTCCCGCAGGCCTGCGGCCAGCGTGGCCGCCAGCGGCAGACCCAGCGCCCGCCAGTCCAGCGCATGGTAGGTCTCGGCCATGTCGCAGGTCAGCTCATCCGGGAACCGCCCGGCCATGCAGGCGAGGGTCAGGAGTTTTTTGCCTGCCTGCCGTTCTGGAAGATGTCGTAGATTTCCGTCGCGACGGCCTTCACCGGCACCGTGCCGTCCTCATCACGCACGTGATCGTACAGCTTCTGCTTGGCATTCGCGTCCAGCAGCAGGTTCACCACCTTGGGCAGCGCCGCACCGTTCGTCTCCAGCTCGGTCAGCGCATCCAGCAGCTCCATGTTCTGGATGCGCTTCTCCGGGATGCAGTACACAAATCCGCTCTTTGTTTTCCCCGTAAACATCATGCGCTGCCTTTCTTCAGGTACTCATAGTGGGTGTTGCCCGTACTGTCCGGCGTGGCCGAGATCGTCACGCCGTAACCCAGCGCCTCGTCGTCCTTGTAGACGATGTCCTCGATTTCGGTGATCTTCGCGCAGGGGACAACGACGCGCTTCACGGTATCGCCGTTCAGGATGGTCTCAACCACCCAGCAGGCGTCCTGCTGCTCCTTGGCGTTGGCCTTCACCGTCAGACCGGTCTCCAGATCGCCAGTCACGTTGTCGTCGCGGTAAACGGCCTTCAGCACCTCCGCGTTCAGTGCCTCGATCAGCTGGAACTGGAAGGTGTCCGGCTTCTCGGTCTGGTAGGTGTGCACGGTATCGCCGCCCCATGCCTTGATGCTGTCGCTCTCGGGGGAGTTGGCATTCGTCATGCCGTCCTCGCTGATGTACCCCAGCGACTTGAACGCCTTGTCCAACTCCGCTGTGGCATCGGTGGGCAGCGTAGTACCAAGCGGCGCACGCCATACCGCACCGCCGACCTTCGGCTTGCTGACCGTCACCAGTTTTGCATCTGCCATATATAACCTCGCTTTCTTCCTAAGCCTTCCCCCGTGGGGGGAAGGTGCCGCCGCAGCGGCGGATGAGGGCAGACCTTGCTCCGCCTGCCGTTAATAATACACGATCTCAAACACCGCCTGGTATCTGTATCGCCTGTTCGCCGTATCGGTGAAATTGTAGTCACGGACCAGTCTGCACGCTCCTACGCCGGTCAGCGTTGCCAGCTCGGCCATCGCTTCCACAACGTCATCATCCAGCCGGGCCGCCTGCAAAAGCGTCTCGCCGTAGCTCTGCACGGCCACAGTGGCCTGCTTCAGGCCGGTGCTGCGTCCGCCGCCGGTCTTTTCCACCACGGCAAAGCTGCCGGGGGGACTCCTCGGCACCTCCGCCAGCACCGGCACGCGCAGCTTTCCGCCCAAAAAGTTCAAAACTGTCGTCTCGATCATTTCAGTGCCTTCTCCAGTGTGTTGTTTCTGTAGTTGTCGCGGCGGGCATCCGCTGTGGCGGGGGAGATGTCCGCCACGGCGCGCTTTTTCGCCACGCCCACGCGGCTCTCGTAGCCGTCGCCGCAGCGTGCCGCAGCAGCCTTGGCCTGCTCGTCCAGGATCTTCTGCATCTCGGCGCCCTTCAAAAGCGCCCGGACGCCTGCGCTGTGCAGCTTGATACGCACTTTATTCATAGCGCTCCACCTTGACCTTCTTATTCCAGGCAAGCGGCAGCAGCTCCTCGATGCCCTCGGTCACGCCGCCGTAGGTGCGCCATTTCCGGCCAAAGAACTCTACCGTCACGCCGTCCCAGTCGTGTGTGTCGCCCTTGGGGATCGCCAGCACGTAGGCCAGCCGCCTGCCGCAAAGCTGCAGGTCGCTCACTACTGCATCCGCGTCCGGCTCTCCGATCAGCACATTGTGCACCATCACCGGCGTCTCGCGCCAGACCGGCGCGTGGAATTCATCCTCGCCGTCCTTCGTCCTGACGTACAGCAGCACATCAGCCCCGCGGATCATGTCAGATCCTCCAGCGGGCTGTGTGCCCCCACGCGGCTGCCCAGACCCAGCAGCCGCTTCTCCAGCTTTGACAGATACAGCTCGCCGCTGCTGCCGCCGCTCATCGTCCAGCTCTGGGTGTAGCCCATCGCGGACGCAGACCCCTGGGTCGCCCCCATGGGGTACAGCTGGGCCGCGGCTCCGTCGCCTAAAACGCGGCGCACCATGCGGCAGCTCACCAGCTGCTTGCGATCCGGTGCGGCATTCTCGCTGCATGTGTCGATTATGGTAGCGGCCTCTTCCAGCAAAGCCAGGCAGCGGCGCTGCTCATCCTCCTCCAGCTTGCGGAAGCCGGCCTCCACATCGGCCAGGGTAGCATATCGCATGGTGCGCCTCCTTAGGTCGCCGCCTCGGTACGCTTGATAAACAGCGTCTGCGGCTTGGATACCTTGATACCGTACACCTTACGGCCCTGCACGGCGCTTGCGCCAATGTACTTGCCGCTTCCGTTCAGATCCTGCAGATGCACGGGGACCTGCCACTCCATAACACGGTGGCACCAGTTCGGGTGCCCGCAGATGAAGTCGGTGGTGGTCTTTTTGCTGGCAACGCGGTTCGCGTTCTCAAAGTCCATGTTGTTGGACTCATACACCGCAAAGCCTGCGATTTTGCCCACAGCGCCGGTCTGCACCAGCTCCTGGGACAGGTCGCCCTGCTTGATGAAATGGCTGTCCAGCATCAGCACCTCCATGTACTCCGGGGATGCGATCATGAAGCGGCCATCCTTAGGCACGCCCTTACGGCCCAGCACGCGCTTGGCCTGCAGCGCCAGCTTGTAGGCGTTTTCCTCGGTCACGGCGCTCTTGGTGGCGCAGATGTTTGCGCCCGTTGCGCCCTGCAGGGCCTCCAGACTTGCCTTGTCGATGGACAGTGCCTGGCTGTAGCCCGCGCTGTCCAGACGGTCCGCCACAATGCCGTCCGGCACGCTGGCGGCATCGTAGCCGTCGATCAGCTCGTTCACGGCCTCGTCGTGGTCGATGTCCAGGTCAAGGTAGGTGGTCGTACCGGCCTTCGGGTCGATGCCGTTGGCCTTGTCGTAGGCCTTTACCTCCACCTCGGTGTCACGCACCGGGATCTTGACCTTGCCGCTCTTGGGGTCGCCCTCGTAGCGGCTGTTGAAGATTGCATTATCGCGGGTCACCAGCTGATTGCGCAGCTTTGCGTCCACCAGCTTGCTCCAGCGTTCCTGATTTGCATGTGCCATAAAAAATTACCTCTCTTTCTCTCAAGCCTTCCCCCTCGGGGGGGGAGAAGGTGCCGCCGCAGCGGCGGATGAGGGCAGACCTTGCCGCCATCTGCCGTTACACATTCAGCCCCGGATTCATCCCCTTGAAGGCTGCCTCCACACCATCTGCCGCAGGTGTACCGCCGCCGGCACCGGCACTGCCGCCATCGGGCACATTGGGGTAACCGCTGCCAATGTCTTCAAAGGCCCATGCCTTTTCCTTGGCAAGCGCCTCCACCGCAGCCTTGATGTCGCTGGTGCGGTCCTTGCTGGCCTTCAGTGCGGCTACATCCAGCATCCCGCGGATTGCCTTCACATCGCGCCCGTGGGCACCGTGGATGGCGGCATCCAGGGCGCTGTCAAAGGCGAAGCCGTCCGCCTGCTCACTCAGCTGGCCCTGCAGCTTGGTGATCTGCCCCTTCAAATCAGCCACATCCACACCCTCAAACGCCTTCAGGCCGTCCTTGGCGGTGTTCAGCTGGGTCGTCAGGTCGTTCACCTGCGTCTGCAGGTTGGCAGCTTTGGTTTTCTCGGCAGTGACGTCCCTGCCGTTTTCGCCCATCAGCCAGTCCAGCTGCTCGTCAGTGATGCCGGGAATCTTGTTTTTTACTTCTTCACGTTTCATCTCTGGTCCTTTCCGCCTGCGCTTTGTTCACGCGGGTCGCATCCGCACTGGCTGTACAGTTTAACGCCGTGCCGGGCATAGTTTGGTAATAAAATTGCCCGCCCCGGCCTCATGCAGCCCGGGTGGGCATAAAAAAACCACGGTGCGTTTGCATCGTGGTTCGTAGGGCTTCAACTTATTTCAGCAGTTCCAATTCGGAGGCCGGGCAGGTGAACAATGGCCACCGCCCCGGATAACCGCTCGTGTCTCCGGGGACGCGTTCGGTATCGGATTCTATAGTAAACCGTTCGCCGAAAATATCTACGATGACGCCGGTGATACCGCTGGATTTGATTTTCACATGGTCGTACAGCTTCATCGCTTCTTCTCCTCTCTGTGTGCTGTAATAAAACGCGGCTTTTCACTGCCGGATTCCCGCTGCCAAACTGTGCGGAATGACTTCTTGCCTGTCGTTCCGAGTTCCATAAAGATGCTGAATGCTTCCGTCCCATCATCCAGTATTCGGATGTCCACTTTCAAGGATTCATCGAATTGCTGGTAAATATCCCGGTTCAGGCGTTCGGTATCAGTCTCGGAATAGCCTGCATCAAAGAACTCTGCGGCGTGCTTAGCTTCAGGCTTCAGCAGATACTGCGAAATTTTGGGCTCGGCAATCGTATAACGGTCATTATCTAACCCTACTGTATCTGCCTTTATTATAGCATCTTTTTTCTGGTTTTCAACCCTCGCCGCATACGCCGCCCGCTTCTGGGCATTGATGCGCTCTTTGTTGGCGGCGTAATTCACCCGGCGCATCCTGTTTATATCGCCGCCCGCAGCGTTATACTGCGCCAGATAAGCATCCGGGTCATACCCGGCCACGCTTGTGCGCCCATCAAACCGGACAGCGTACTCGCAGTCACAGTTGGCGTGGATGTTCTCGGCGTGGCCGCCCTTGATGGCCGCCTGGCTGGCTCGCTGCCAGCCGCGGCTTGCCAGCGTCAGGCAAAAGGCGCAGCTGTCGCCGTGCGGCACCCAGGCAAACTCCGCGTCGTCCCGCTGCGCGTTTTTCAGCGTTGTGTCGGCCCCGGCACGCTTTACCAGTCTGCTCACGCCCCTCTGCATCTGCGGCGGGCTCTCCCGGGTGGCCTGCACCATCCGGGCCACCTCGCGGCGGCTTGCAGGTGCCGCAGGCTCGGCAGGGGACACCCTGGCATTCTGCAGCGCCGCCATGGCATCATACATCTGGCAGGCCAGCTCGGCGCTGCCCTCACCGTATTTCTGCACAAGCGCCGCGGCATAGTCGATCAGCGCCTCCGTGTCGGCGGTGCCGTGGGCGGCCAGGTACTCCGCCATAAGCTGTGCGGCCTTTTCATTCAGCTTCGCCAGCCTGCGGATGTACGTCTCCCACGCCTGCGTCGTTATCTTCATCTTCCATCTCCATCAGCACCTGCTGCCCCCGCACCCGCTGCTCCTGCGCACGGATGCGGCGGATGTCCGCCTGATCAAAGCCGATCATCTCCAAAAACGTGTCCGTACTGGCGAACTCCTCCCGGGCCGTGGCGATTTTAATGGCGGCGTCCGCCGTCACGGCTACGCTGGGCATAGCTGGATTCTTAAAGTGCGGCATCACGTTCCGCTCCTCCTCGGTCAGCGCACCGGGCGGCACGTTGCGCAGGATGGCCTGCGCCATCTGGGCAATCGTGCGCAGCGCGTCGCCGTTTCCGGTGTTCAGCTGCTGCGCCAGCAGCACCAGCGTCTGGCTCTGGGCCAGAATCGCGTCGCTGCTCGTGGGGTTTGCATCGTTCACAACGCCCACGTCCGTCACCGTCAGGCCGGTGGCCGCGGCAAACTGGGTCGCCGTCATCCGCATCTTCTCGGTGTGCGGGCTCAGGCTGCCCTGCGCCAGCTGCCCGAACACCGGGTTTTCGCCGGTCTCGGGGTTGCTCGTCGCCGCCAGCAGACTGCCCACGTAGGATTTGAACTTGTCGGAGATCAGCACATCGTACTGTTCATCCGTGACGCCCAGAATATACTTCTGCGGTGTCGTGTCAAACTCAAGCGCAATCGTGGCATTCGCCACGGTGCGGATGTAATCGTCTATCAGCGTGCGGATGGAGCGCTTCAGGCGGCTGCGGCCAAACGGCTTGCCGCTCGTGGCATTCCAGATCAGCGGCTCCATCAGCGGGCGGCCCATGCGGTGGGGCAGTCGCTGGACATTCCAGCCGTCCGGCCTCCGGCGCAGCACCGTCACGGTATTGTCCATGTACAGATTCACAACACGCGGCTGCCACACGCCGGTCAGATGCTCATCCGGCACGGTGTCAATGATCGCCAGCCCGCAGGCAATGCGCCCCTTCTCGCCGCTCCACAGCGCTGCCGCCGTGGCAGGGGAGTGGAATCGTATCTTGCAGCCGATGGCCGCATCCGCAGACAGCGTCGCGAACGCACAGCCGTACTTCAGCTCATCCCGGCAGGCCTTGCCGTACTCGGCGATCAGCCGGTTGTCCGCGATCAGCCGGTTCAGCGCAGCATTGTCGCCGCCGCTGCTCACAAAACCGTCAAACATGCTGCGGGCGGCCAGCACGTCCACGGCCTTCTGTCCCCAGCTGCACCCGACCTCAAGGTTGCGGATGCCCTGCGGCAGTGCGATTCCGAGGTTCACGTCCTTCAGCGCAACGTGGCCCTCGTAGTATTTTTCCTTCTCGGCGTTGCCGGCTTGATGCAGGCTGTAGACCCGGACAAGCTCGTCCAGGGCCTTTTGCTCCGGCCCCGTCAGTCCGGCCACCGTGCCGAAATTCAGTGCGATCATCACGTTCTCCTCTTAGCCGATCCGCATCTTCCGGGTCGGGTCGCGTCTGCTGGTCTTTGCGCCCCATAACGCCAGGGCGCATGCCTCCACCGGCAGACTGTTGTCGCCGCCAAAGCCGTACCCGCCGCCGATGGGCCGCTTGATGCTGGTCACGGCACTCTCACGCAGCGCCTGCTGCGGGCGGTACCATGTCAGCTGTCCCTCGTTCACGGCATCGGTCAGGGCGCTGACCGATGCGATCACATCCTTGGCCGACGGACGGATCACGGAGTTCCTGGCCCGCCAGATTCCCTTGATACGGTCCACAAGCACATCCACACCGTTGCGCCCGTCAATGACAACGCAGCTGGCGCGGTCATAGCGGACATTCAGCCAGTCGGCCAGCCAGCCGAAGCCGCGCCCCGTGGGCTGCATCTCGATCAGCGATACCCTCGCCGGGCCGTCCTTCGGGATGACCGCACCGCACAGGCACACCGCAGAGCCGTCCGCCGCGAACTTCACGCCGTAGGCCGTCTTTCCCTCCGGCTTCTCGTCATCACTGGCGCAGCGGTCCCAGGCATTCTTGTCCAGCGCGTAGTCCAGCTTTTCCGTTACCACGGGGCTCCACCAGCCCAGCCGCTCCCGGGCGAACGTATCCGGGGCCATGTTCTCCGCCTCGCCCTCGATGGTGGATTGCTGGATGCGCCGCCCCAGCGCCGGGTTGGCGGCAGCCCAGCGCGCCGGATCATGGATGTCTCCGATCTCCTTGACGGAGTATTCAAACCATGCCGTGCGCTTGGCCGTGCCGTCCAGCGCGCCGGTGCGGATGCGGCGGAATACAGTGCCGTCGGCGTTCTCATCCGGCGGCGTCCCCAGATACAGCGTCTGCGGGTTTAAGCTGGCCGAGATAGCCGGCAGAAACGACGCCTGCTGCGTCTCGTCCAGCTCCTGCGCCTCGTCAAAGATCAGCAGGTCGCCGTGCTGGCCGCGTCCGCCGTTGCGGGTTCGCGCCAGAAATTTGATGCGCGCGCCGGACTTCAGGATGATCTGCTCGCGCCCGATGGCCGTCTTGATCTCGGCCACATGGCGGCGCAGCTTCGGCCCCTCAAAGAAGTCGCGCATCTCCTCAAATGTCTCGGTGGCGGTTTTCTGCAGGTGCGCCGTGTAGACGACCTGCTCGTTGTACAAAAGCATTCCCGCCTCGCTGCGCGCCTGGATCAGCAGGCTTTTTCCGTTCTGGCGCGGCACGCTGCCGCCTGCGGAGGGCGCAGCCCACTTGCCGGAGGGCGTGCGCCCCAGCCAGTCGTCCAGAATATCGCTCTGCCATGGGTCCAGCACCGTCCCGCCGATGCGCACCAGCTTGGCCGCATCCAGCCCGTCGCTGGCGGTATAGTCAGGTGCGACTCTTTCGGACGGCTCCTGACTTCCCATCAGCGGCGCGTTCGCCAAGGATTTCACAGATTTCGTCCTCACTGTTCGCCGCTCCCTCTATCTCCTCGATCTCCCGTACCGTTTCCCGGTACTGCTTTGCCAGCTGCGGCAGCGCCTTGGGGTCGCTGTACCCGTCGATTGCCGCCGCCAGCACCAGCTTCAGGTTTTTCAGCTCCTCAAGCCTTCCGCCCTTCACATTCTTCAGCTTCATAAACACCCCGTGTGTAAATCGGCGCTGGACAGCAGCAGGGTCGCCGTGGGCGGGGGAGGGGGACCCTCCCCACCTACCAGCTGCCGTCCGTAACCTTGGGAATTTTCGTCATTTTTGCACCGAAATCAAGCGAAAAACTCGCTGTTTTGTCTCGTTTTTGCGCATTGCAAAAGTAATGCGCAGCTTGCAGATTGTCCCAATCCTCCGCCGCGGCCCGCGCTGACGGATAACCAAACTGTTTCCATTTGGCAACAGGCTTGATTTCATCCACAACAAAGCTCAGCGGATGCGCTGCATCGCTCGGCTCATCGTAATGAATCGGCCCGAACCGCCCATGGCAGATGCCGCACTCGCACCCCATGGCCCGGAGTCTGGCCCTATGCTTGCGCCGCAGATTGCCGTTGGCATAGCGGGGGTTGTTTTTCGTGGGGGTCATTTCATGTGCACCCCTCCCGGTATATTTTCTTAGCCAGGCGTTTTGTGTCCACATTGGACACGCTGGCCCGCCGGGCCTTGGATTGCTTCATAGATGCCCTTGGCCGGACTTGGACCGGCACACCTCAGGCTCTTGCCATTGAGCTACAAGGGCATAAAAATAGCCCGGCATCTCAACCGGGCAGGGGACTTATACACAGCGACGCGGCAGACAACCGCGCAGTCCCCCTGCTGCCAGGAGCGTCACTATGGACAGCAACACAAAAGCCGCAAGGCGGTTTCCCGTTCCTTACGGCTTTTGATGATAGTATTATAACATGGATTTTTGGCTTTTAGGGATCATTTTTGCTCAAATGGGAAGATTGGCGGCGTTATTGCTGGCGTTCCCCCAAATGTGGATGTGATTTGAGCTGCCAGCATAGAAAGCCTTGCCGCAAATCCTTGAGAGCTTTGCAAATAAAAATCCAAGTCACTACTTATTTCTTTTTCAATTTCTTCACCCGTTAGTTTATCAAGCGTCCCATTTTCTTTCAAAAAGTGCTCTACGAAAAATGTAATCTGTAATCTAAAATTGCATTCAGGTTCAAAAGAAAAACTTCTTGAGCATTCAATTCTTAATCGGTCTGGAAGTGCTTTCCAATCAATTTGATCTTTGAAAGTTAGTTCTGCCGTTTGGACGTCTTCCGGGGGTTCTTTTAAATCATTTAGTTCTATATGCGCAAGCCCAACACGATATGTATCCCCCAGTAATTCTCTTAACATAATCTGTATCTCCCCCTTATTGTTGTACAATTTTTCTACGTGAGTTGTAACTGTTTGCTGGGAATGGAATGAGCGTTGTTTGTTTTGTTGGGTATGCTTTTGTTACAGTTGAGGTACTAATGGCAGTTGATTTTGCTGTAATTGAAATAGGCACTGATAGCATTTTTACCGATTCTGTAAAAACCTCCATCCAATTTGCAAAACGATTTATAAGTACTGTTTCTGTAGCAAGGTATGCCTCAAGCGCTTTTTCGACCACTTTATTCAGTGTTGTATTATCTTCCTGAGCACGGACAGAAGCTCGTTTATGTAGTTCAGAGCTTACTCTTACATTAAATGTTCCGCTGTATTCCTTGTCCGGCTTTTTTCCAAATCTTGCACAGACTTCCAAATAATTGTCAACGCTATTGTGAAATTCTACAATAATATCTGTGGTATTTTTTGCATGAAAATATAGTGAGTCCGAAATTCCGAGAATTTTTCCAACTAGTAAATTATCATCTGGATCGTACTCAACTTTGGCATGGTATCCACGATATTCTAAAAGCTTTGCCATCGCCAAATCCTCCTATTCTTAAATACAGTTCAAGTGATGCGTTTTACGCTTCGCCAACCTCCTCTAAAAACGCCTTTACCATTTTTATCTGGTATAAATATAACTCTTTTCCAGGGTGAGGACCGTCGAACTGAAGTGTACGACCAGTCGGTTGGTGGAAAAAGGCTACGCTCGAGCCTCGTCCTCCGCTATCCACAGTGCAATTACATTTTTTCATCAATGTCTCCAGCTCTGGCATTGTGAAATTTTTAGGCAGGGGCTTCTTGAATAGCTTTTCTAACAATTTATCTTTGCTCGCCATCACAGCACCACACTTTCGCAAAATAAAATGCAACTATTTCTTAGTTGCATTTTACATCAATTTCCCAAAGCTGTCAATGGCTCTCAACTTTTTGTAGAAGGCCAAATGCTCTTGCTACATCCTTTATAAATTCTCCGTGCCACCTTCTTGCGGTAATGTAGCTTACATGGCAGGTCATCGCTGCCCCTTCCAATGTATGCGTCCTCTTCCAGAAAACCAGCCTGACCATCTCCAGCCGTTCCTCGCCGTTTGGTAGGGTGCGTGTCCCCTCAATGGCTTGTCGTACGGCTTCCAGTTCCCGGCGGTTGATCTCCGGTAGTTCCCGCAGGGCGGCATCGGCTACAGGATCACTGGTCTGGCCGTAGGCCCCAGGCATCCCGGTCAGGTTTGGGGACATCTTTGTGCGGCGCAGTTCTTCCTGCCGGGCACACAGTTCCGGGTAACGGCGGATCATGCCCTTTACATAGGGCCACCAATCGTACCTTGGCTTGCTCAATCGTCTTCACCTCCATGCTTATACTCCATGTCAATGCCGACCACCGCATCAACCCGCAGCGCCATCATCCGCACATCGGACGGCAGGCCGCGCTTGCTCTGGTTGTACATGCACTTCACTTCTTCTCGCTCCTCTCGATGTCCTCGGCAATGTAGCCCTCAATGCCCGCGCTGGTGGTGTACCAGCGCTTGTACCAGTCAAGCGCATTGATGTCTCCGTCCCGGCCTGCGCGCTCGCCGTTCGGCCCGAGGCGCACCGCGAAGCACTCGCGGTATTGAAAGCCGTCCACATGGCCGGAAAAGCGCGTCAGATCATCCACGGCAATGATAAGCCGCCCGCCGTCTGCCATCTTCCGCTCACGGATCGTCAGACCCAGGTCCTTCAGCCGCGTCACAAGCGGCCAGCTGTCGAACGCCTCCAGCTCCTGCCGGGCCAGCGCCTGCCACTTTCCAGCCTCCTCCTGCCGGGCACGCTCCTGATCACGCTTGCCCTTCACCTCGGCCTTGTACGCCGCCAGATCGTCCTTGTTGATGTACAGGCGCTTGGCGGCATCGAACAAATCTCGTGTAGTGAGTGAGCTTTCGGCAATAACCTCGTTTGTATCCGCCGGGTCCAGCATCCTGACGCGAAAGTCGTAACAACCAGAAGGCTCAATGCGCAGCAGCGCATCCGTCTCACTCTCGGTCAGATCCAGCGTCACCGGTTCCAGCTTGCGGGCATCCAGCCTGTTGTCAGCGTAGTTCCATTCGCTCTTGCGAACATAATCGAGCTTCTTAAACTGGTCGGCCAAGCCGCACTCGACCAGGTACTTGATGGCCGCCCGCCGGGCCATGCTGGTGATCTGGGGCATACTGGCGTACTTGTTTTTGGCGTATTCTGCCTGCTGCACCTTGTACAGCTTGCTGCACTCGTAGGCTCTGGTCATCGTTATCTCGCCCTTTTCCAACATTTCCACAACCTCGGCTGTGCAATTGTTGAGAATCGCGTTAAACCTTCCCAGCGTGCCGGTGCCTTCGCCGGTGATGCGGCTCATCTCATCACGGATGCGGCCATCGAGCGCGCCCGCTGCCTTTTTGCGCTCAAGGGCCTGCTTGAGCGCCCGGTACTGGCGCAGCCGCTCACCGTCGGTCAGCTCGCGCGCCGTGGCGTTGGAGGTGATCAGCGCGATGAGGTCGTCATCCTCGCCCTGACTCTGGCGGATAACGCAGGGCAGGACCTCAAACCCGACCACGCCCTCGGCAGTCAGGGCCCGGCAGGCCGTCCAGCGGCGGTGCCCTGCGATCAACATGTACCTGCCGCCCTTGGCGGGCAGCACCTCCAGCGGACTGCGAAGGCCCCGCTCGGCAATGTCCGCCTTGAGCATCGACACATCCCCGATCTCATAGATGCTGTTCTCCGGGTTCGGCTCGATGTCTGCCGCCGGCAGCATGACGACCTGCATTTTCTGACCCGCCGGGGCGTTGGCTTTTGTGTTGCCGAGAATGTCGTTGATAGAGAATCCCTTGCTCATCGCTCAGCCCTCCTTGTGCGTGTCCATCTTGGACACGGCCTCATCGACCTCATCTGCCAGGCATCCGTAGTCCAGCGCTGCCGAGCAGTCCGGCTTGTACACCCGCAGCGGCTCGTGCGCACTCTTGGCCTCGCTGACCTTGACCGTGTACCGGATAACGGTGTGCAGCATCTCAATGCCCGCCTCGTTCAGCTGGTGAACGACCTCGCCCGCGTACCGTGTGCGGCGGTACTTTGTCATCAGCGCGCCCATCACCTTGAGGTGCGGGTTGTAGTACATCTGCACCTGCTCAATCTGGTCGATGATCTCCCGCATGCCATCGCAAGCCCACTCATCGCAGTCTACCGGGATGATCACCCAGTCCGCAGCCGTCAGCGCGTTGATGCTGCCCATGTCCAGATCCGGCGGGCAGTCCATCAGGCAGTAGTCGTATTTGCCCTCCACCGGCTCCAGACGGTTCCGTAGGTAGAACTGCCGCGGGCCGGTATCCTGAATCATCTCGCGGTTTGCCTTGAGCATTCGCATGTCGCAGGGGAGAAGGGCAACCGCCGGGATCGCCGTCTCCACAATGGCGTCCCTCACCATGGCCATGCCCAGCAGAACAGACGACACGCAGGGCCTGTCGTAGTCGGCCACGCCAAAGAACTTGCTTGTATTGCCCTGTTTGTCCAGATCGACCACCAGAACGCTCTTGTTCTTGGCGGCCAGCTCGGCGGCAAGGTTGCAGGCGGTGACGGATTTCCCGACGCCGCCCTTCAAGTTGATAATTGCAATGCTGATCATAGTAATCCTCCTGTCCCGCCGGGGCGGCGGGTGTTATTGCGGCCAGTTCATCTGGTCGATTTCTTCAAAATCCTCTTTAGGGACGGGCTGCCATTGATGGTATTGGGGCTGCCATCGCATGGACACAACGCCCGTCGGCCCCTCGCGATTCTTGGCGTACATGACGGCGGTATCCTGATAGGCGTCCTCGCCGCGCAGTTCCTTGCTGTCCTCGGTGCGCCGATTCTCCACAAAGATCGCGCTGTTGGCATCCTGCTCAATCGTGCCGGAGCCGCGCAGGTCCTCCAGATTGCAGAAGCGGCCCTCGCTGCTCTTCACGCCGGCGCGGTTGATCTGGCACAGCTCCACAACCACGATGCCCATCTTCATGGCGGCCACCTTCAGCCGCCGGGTGATCTCGCTGACGCGCTGGTACTCGGTCTGGCGCGGGTCGGTGGGGCTTAACAGGCCGATGTGGTCGATGAACGCGATATCCGGCTTGTACTGCATGAGCTTGGCCTCCAACCCGTCAATCGTCAGGTTGCTGTCGGCGTCCAGCATCATGTTGTGATGCTGGCGCAGCCGGGCGGCGGCATTGTTGATGATCTCCCGCTCACGCGGGGCCAGGCTCTTGTTGGTGAGCTTGCCGGAGTCGATGCGCGCAACCTTGGACAGGATCCTGTCCATCAGTGCCTCCGCCGTCTCCTCCAGCGTAAGGTAGTAGACCTTGTACCGCTTCGAGAGCCGGGCCGCCAGATTCAGCGAGAAATCCGTCTTGCCGCACCCGGGCCGCCCGGCCACAACGCAGACGCGCTGCCGACCAAAGACGCCGTACCGGTCCAGCTCCGGCCAACCCAGTTTCAGGCTGTCGTCCGGCTCATCCAGCCGGGCCAGCGCGGAATCCAGCACCGCGTCAAAGTCCCGGGCCGTGCTGTCGGTCTGGGTGCTGCGGATGGCATCCTGCACCGCCAGTGTGCGGCGCAGCTGGCGGCAGACGCCGTCGCTGTCCATGGCATCCTTGGCCATGCACTTCATCAGGTCGCTCTGCAAAAGCGAGTAGCGGTAGTCCTCCAGAATCTGCGCCGCATAGCTGCCGACGTTGGAGACGCTGGGGCAGGTCTCGGCCATTGCCACAACGCCGGGCCTGATCTCATCTGCCGGGCGGCCCGCCGATGCCCGGTTGATGACCGTGATGACGTCCACCGGCTCCCCGGCCATGGTGAGCTGCTGCACCGCGCTGAACACCGCGCGGCTCACGCCCTCGTCGAACATCCCGGGCACCAGCTTGATGATGTACTCCCGTGCGCGGGCTGGGTCCATGAGCGCCGCGCCCAGGAACGCCCGCTGCGTCTGCTGCTGTCGGCTTATAGTTGCACGTTCCATTCAAAAGCCTCACAAAAAATCAAGTATGTCGGTGTCCGGCCCGATCTCACGCGGGCGGTCCTCCGTGCTGGCGGGGCGCTGGGTGGGGACGGCATCCACAAAATCATCCTTCAGGGCGAACAGCCCCTCCCAGCCGCGTAGGATGCTCTGCTCGAGCACTGCGGCCATGTAGCCGTAGCGGTCACGCACGCCCGCCTCGTCGGCCAGCTGGTTGAGCTTGTTGCAGGCCAGCGACGCGGCGTTGACGGTCAGCGGATGCTTGCCCGCGGCCCGGGACTCCTCAAATGCGAGCAGGGCCTCCGTCAGCCGTTTATTTCCCGGGAAGGCATCCCGGAAAATATCGGAAACACTCGCGCGCGCGCCCGCACGCGTATTGTTCTCTCTTGTATTATTATTCTTGTAATATTCTTGCGGACATTTTTGTCCGGGGGTATCGGACATTTTTGTCCGGGGGGTCCGGACATTTTTGTCCGGGCCGGACATTTCGTGCACATCAGCGGCAGCATTATCGCTCGGGATAATTCTTCGCTTTTGGCCCTCGCCTTGCTTTTCGTACTCGATTGTGATGTATCCGTGCTTGGCCAGGTTGTTCAGCCACCGCCTGATTGTGCGCTCATCCACACCATAGAGGTCCGAGAAATACCCGTTCCCGGCATGGCAGAACTTATTGACATTGGACAGCGCCGTGATCTCGCAGTACAGGATTTTTTCCTGCGCCTTGAGTCGGCTGTCGTACCGGACGCTGGCCGGTAGAACCGCGTAAAATGTGGGTGTTTCCATATTGTTCCGCTCCCTAAAAATGGCTGACCTTAACACAGGGGTGCGCCGCGCTCTTTTCGGCGCATCCCTGCAAGGTCATTTTTCAATTTTTCAACGTTTAAAAGGGGAGGTCGCCCTCATCCTCGATCATTGCGAAGTCGTCACCCGGCCCGCGGCTGTACTCCGGTGCGGGCGCGCCCACTCTGGGCCCCTCAGTGGGAGCTGAAAGAGCCCCTGCGTTGTCGGCCTTGCTGCCGCAGAAGTTGATGTTGTTGGCGACAACCTCCAGCACGGTGCGGCTGGTGCCGTCCCTGGCTGTGTAGGTGCGGCTCTGGAGCCGCCCGTCCACCGCCACCATCTGGCCCTTGTGCAGCCACTTGTAGGCAAACTCCGCGGCCTTCTCCCACGCGATGACGGGTATCCAGTCCGTCTGACTCTGCCCGTTGGCGTCCCTGCGCCCGCGGTCAACAGCCAGGGTGAACGTCGCCACCTGCTTGCCCGTGTTGGTCTGCCGCAGCTCCGGGTCCCGGGCCAGGCGGCCCTGCAATGCACAGATATTCAGCATCAGACCAGCACCACCACGTCGCCGCGCTCGACCTGGTCGGCGAGCTTTTCGGCCAGGTAGGCGGCAATGCTGCGCTTGGCCTCCAACTTCCACGCACCGCCGTCGGCCTCGTACAGTGCCGGGTGGCCCTCTTTGTCAAGGCGCAGCAGGAAATCGCTGACAGGCTGTTCGACCTCGAGGAAAGTGCGGTATGGCTGCAGATGGACGATGGGCTGCACCGTCTGCTGCTCCTTCAGCACCGCGCCGGTCTTGACGCTGACCTCCTGACTGATCCCGTTGTCCACACTGGACACGCCCTGATTCACGTCGATGCGGCTCAGAAGCGCCAGCAGATAGTCACGGTCTGTGGTGACGGCATACAGGCTCTGCAACTCCACAATGGCCTGTTCCTGGCTCATGCTTCTGCCGATGGTCACGCCGGGCACGTCCGACATTGCCTCATACAGCGGAAAGCGCTCGTAAGGGTTGCGCAGCTCGCCGCCGTTGTAGGTTGTTGCTACCGTGACCTTGCGGGCGCTATCCACGCGGACATACAGCATCCTGCCCAGGGTAAGCCCCTCGGTCAGGATGAGCTTGACCAGCGCGTCCAGGGTGTCTACCTCGTAGACGGTCGGCGAGAATTCCTCGGCCTTGACTTCCAAAAGCGCCTTTGAGCAGAACTTGTGGCCGTCGGCCTCCATAGTAAAAGGCCGCGCCAGGTCGGTGATGCGGTCAATCGCGTCACGCAAAAAACTTGTTTCCATGGTGATTTCTCCTTTTTAATATTTAATACCCGGCACGGCCCACGCGGGCCATTGCGGGCATCGGTGTCTCATCGCCGTCCATGTCCACCTGTCCGGGGACCTGCGGCGTCATCTCGGCCAGCAGCAGGGAGCCATCACGGCCCTTAGTGATGCACAGGGACGTCCGCACCGGCTGGATCGGTGCCAGTGATGTCTTGGCCTGGGCGTCCATGCCGATCTGCTGGCGGTAGTCGTCCGGGGCAAACGTCAGCGTGATGGTGATCTTGCGCTTGGCCGTCGCCGCGGTGTTGGGGTCCATGATGTTCGCCACGACCCGCTCAACCTCGTAATCGGTGATTTCAGCAATCGCGCCCATCGCCATCTCCAGCACGCTCTTTTTGTTTACGATCTGGGGCATCACTCATCACCTCCAACTTTTACGCCCTCGCCCTGATAATGCCGCTTCATCATGATATAAGCGGCCTTCTCGGCCTCAAGGTCGTCAGGGTGTTCTCTGCGCATCCTATCGATCAGTTCATCGCGCCAGAAATGCAGAGCCGCGCACAAAAAAGGGATATCCGGGCCAGATAGTCCCGCCTCACCGTTCAGCGCCGCGAGGACGACATCCAGCGCCTCTTCATGGACGGCATCAATCTGTTTGGGGCTTACTTCTCCGCCCAGAACTTGCGTCTTAATAATGTTATCGACGCTTTGCAGCCTGGGCTTATACCATACATTCATCGTTTGCATCCTCCTAAAAACTAAATTTCTTCCCCAAACACCTCGGCAAAGCTGCCGGGGCCGTGGAGATCATCAAAAGCAAATTGTGCCGCCTGTTCCAACTCCCGCCGGGCGGCGGGGTCAAAATGGACGCCCAGGGGTGGCTCATTGTGATGGTTGTGGCACAGCCAGACCTTGAGGCCGTACTGTTCGGACAGTTCGCGCCGCCCGCGTCCAAACAGGATGTGATGCTCCTCCAGGCCGCGCGTGGTGCGCAGATTGTAGCGCTTGCGGCACAGGTAGCACTCTTTATCGCTTTGCAGTATGCTTTTTGCCACGGCGCTCCTCCAGTCCGTTGACGGCATCCACCGCCTGGCGCACATCACCAACAGGCAGCTCCACCGTCGTCCAGCGGCAGCCGCACATCATGCAGACGCGGCGGCGGTATATCCGCCGGGTCCCCTTGGCGCGGGTGTCGATGACGCGCACCTGGCTGCTATTGCACTTAACGCAATTCATCCGCACGCCTCCAGTCCCGGTACTGCTCGGTTGTCTCGGCGTCGTCCACGCCGGCCTCGCTCAGGCGGTCAAAGATGCGTTCAATGAATTCGTGCATCTGCTGCCGGGTAAAGCTGCTGCTGCCCAGGCCGAGCCGGGCCATGCAATAACCATCGTCCAGCAGCTCCACCATCTGCACAACGCGGTATGTGTTGCGCAGGGCGGGCAGGGCCTTGACCGGCACGCGCCAGGTCTCGACCTCTGCGCCGAACTCAGCCAGCAGGTCAAGATAACACTGTTCGGCAGTCACCCCGCCGGGCGTGTCGCCGCTCAACGCCAGCGCCAGCCTGTTCAGCAGCGCCCACATGAGGCGGTTCTGATCCAGTGTGCGCTTGTTCTTCACCGGGCGGATGTCGATCTCCACGCATAGGGGCTGCCCCCGCGCGCGGCGCTCCAGTTCGGCGTGCATCCGCTGGGCCTCCAGGCGATACGCACCGTCAATCGTCAGCCCGTCCATGTCGTTGACTAAGGGCTGGCCCGTTGGGATGTACCAGGCGGCCACATGGGCGATCAGCTGGCTTGCCATGTGATCACGCTCCCATCACGCTTGCGCACCCGCAGCGATGCCACGCTGCCGTCACCGTTGTAGGTGATGTCGTCCAGGGTGAGGGCATCGTCCAGAACGTAGCGCTCAATGATGTTGGTGCCGGGCTTGCCCTGGGGGACGATGTGGACCTTGCTGGCCGGGATGCGCAGCGGCGGCAGGTTCAGCACCCCAGCGCCGATGCTCCAGGCGGCAGCAGCGGCCAAAAAGCTGCCGTCTGCCTCGTTGGTGGGCGCGTCGCTGCTCACGCGGTAGGTGCTGGGGCAGGGGGCGTCCTTTGTGATGTCGGCCAGGGCCACGGCGCAGTACAGATACCGTCCACAAACGTAGTGCCGTACACTGTAGCCCGCCAGCCCGCCGGGCATACGCTCACAGCACTCCTCCAGATGGGCGCGCACGGCGTTGACATCCGGCCACAGCTTGATGCGCACGCCCTCGGCGTCCACCTCCAGGATGCTGAGCGTGACCTCGTCAGCTGTCAGCAGAGCGAGGTTTTTGGGGGTCTCATTCTTCTCCATGTTTATCCTCCATTTCCGGGCCGATGTAGGCACCGGCCTCATTGTAGTTCTTGGGGTCCGCCATCGGGCTGTCCCATCCGCACATAGCCCCGCCGTACATGGCAGCAGCCTGGGCGCGGGTGACGCCTGCCGCTTCGTTCAGTGTGTCCACAGTCTCTTGCTCCACCACACCGAACAGGGTGCGCTCCCCGCGCACGATGCGGACGATGTTGTTGGTGTAGCGGCTCCTTGCGTAGGCGTAGGCGGGCAACCCCGCCTCATCATAGGTCATTTTCATGAGCTTGGTCTCCTTTTTCGGTTTTGGCCGCTTGTGCGGCATACCGGCGGCAAGCGCCGGGTGTTTTTTTCTCCAGCTGCACACTCTATGTCGGATTGCCTCCGGCGTCACGGTCTGAGTGTAGCCCATCATCCTGCACACGGTACTGATCGGCGCGCCGCCGTAGTAGTACAGGATGCTTTCCAGCATCACCTCCGGCGGCACAGGGTTGTAGATGCGCTCAACAGACGGGCCGCAGGATCGCTTATTCTGAGGATGCGCCGCGCGGAAAGCGTCAAGACTGGCATAGCCCAGACTTTCCAGCAGGGTGCCCTCATCCACATACAGACACTCGGCGCAGATTCTCAGCTGGCGGCGGGCGTTGATGCAGTTCCTAAGCCTTGATTGTACCCAGTTCAGATCCTCCATTGTCATCAGCAGATCTGCCTCGCCAGCGCGGTGGCCGGGATGCGCTTGTCGCGCCCGGCCCCGATCCAGCCCTCAAAGTTGCGGCAGACCTTGCGCGCGGCGTAGGGGTCTGTGCCGTAAACGATGTGTGCGGCCTCGGGCACTGTCACCAGTTCGCCCGCAGCCTCATGCCGGATGCGCTCCAGCGCATCCCGGTAGCCTTGTTTTTCGCGTGCCATGCTTACCTCCTTGTGGGCGTGTCCAAGGTGGACACAATACTATTGTTTGAGTAGATAATCTATCGAGCAATCGAATAGCGTCGCCATTTTTTCAAGCGCACTCTGCGGGATGCTTCCATGCGCCATCCAATTATAAATCGTTTTCCTTGTCACCCCCAGCGCATTCGCGAGGTCTGCTATCGTCATGCCTTTTCTGCTACGTTCAGCATTGATATTTGGATAAGGCATCAAATTCACCCCCTATAAGACTTTTCTTGTGTAATACCCGTATTGGGTATCTGTATATTATAATATACTCATTTTGAGTAATTGTAAAGTAAAAAAGTGCCCGAAATGGGTATTCACTATTTGTGCATATTGCCCATTTCGGGTATTTTCAATTGACTATTTACTCAAAATGTGTATCATAGTTATAAGGGAAGGAGGCAACGTCATGAATAGACTGCAAGCGTTGCGTACCGAAAAAGGCATAAATATGAAAGAGGCCGCCCAGGCGCTGAGTATGCCGTACACAACGTATGTCAATTACGAAAAAGGTACTCGAGAACCGAGTTCGGAGGTCCTAATCAAATTAGCCAAGTTTTATGATACAAGTATCGATTATCTGGTCGGGAAGGTCGAACGCGTCGCGCCCATCCCCGCCGGGTTCCAGCCGCTGCCGAAGCGGGACCGCATCCCGCGTGTGGGGCAGATCGCCTGCGGCACACCCATCCTCGCGGAGGAGAATGTCGAGGCCTACGATGAAGTCCCCAGCGATTGGCATGCCGACTTTACGCTGCTCTGTCAGGGCGACAGCATGGAGCCAAAAATCAAAGACGGCGATGTCGTAGCCATCCACAGCCAGCCGATGGTCGAGAACGGCGAGGTCGCTGCCGTCCTGATCGATGGCGAAGCCACCCTCAAGCGCGTGTTTCTGTTCGATGACCACATCGAGCTCCGCGCCGAAAACCCCACATTTCCGACTATCCTGCGCATCGGCGAGGATATGAACACCATTACCATCGAAGGCAAGGCCGTTGGTCTCTGCCGCAAACTGTAAAGGATGTGTTTCACATGGGCCTCAGATTCCGCAAAAGTGTAAAAATCGCCCCGGGCGTGCGGCTGAACTTGAACAAGAACAGCACAAGCGTCTCGTTCGGCGGCAAGGGCGCACACTATACCGTCAGCTCCAACGGGCGTAGGACGGCATCTGTGGGTATCCCCGGCACTGGGATTTCATACAGCGCTTCTACATCATCGGGCAAGGGCGGCAAGGCAAGGGACACCGCTAAGTCATCCGGCAGCAGCAGCTCCGGCCGCGGGGACAATGACAAAAACGGCTGCCTCTGGTTGCTGCTGGGTATCGCACTCCTGCCGATTCTTCTGACTTACTGGCTGTGGACCACGGACATGTTCAAGCTCAGCAAGAAAGCCCGCGCCGGCATTATAGCAGTAATGTGGGCCGTGCTTATCATCCTCGGGATTGTTGGCGGCAATAATAAAGAGAGCACCCAACAGCCGCCGATGCCCACCGCGACAATCGCCGCCGAGACGCCACAGCCCACAGCCGCGCCGACCTCCACACCGCAACCCACCGCGACCCCGACGCCAGAACCTACAGCCACGCCGGAGCCCGCCGAGGCCAAGCCCACCATGGTCTACATCGCCAACAGCGGCACAAAATACCACCGCCTCCCGAGCTGCAGCGGCATGGAAAATCCAACCGAGGTGACACTTGAGCAGGCCGAGTCTTGGGGTTATACGCCTTGTAAACGTTGTTATTAAGTATAACAAAAAACGCTCACAGTGCGCCAACACCGTGAGCGTATAGATCAGCGTGTCCAGAGTGGACACAATACCGACCAGCAGGGGAAGAGGCCACCCTCAAGCGCGTATATTATGACGGCAGCACCATCACATTAGTCCCTGCCAACAGTGCCTACCGGCCAAAGATGTACAGTGGGCCTAAGCTAGATAACATCCAAATCGAAGGGCTTGTCACAGGCTACACCCATTGGTTTTAGGCAAGGCCGTTGGCCTGTGCCGGAAGTTGCAACAAACCGCAGCAGCGGTATAAAATAGGAGGTACTTATTATGGGCATTTTTGACACGCTTCAGGAGGAATCCACATTTTCCAGGGCATCCGGCAATAACTACCACTACGTTGTGCTGCAAGTCATTCTGAAAGAAAAATTTATCGGAACCGGCTCCGGCAATCTGACGGAATTGGAAAAAGTCATCAATGAGCAGGCTGCAAAGGGATATCGCCTGCACACGATTTCTACTACCAGCAGCGGCAGCAAGGGCCTGATGGGCGGTGACCGTATTCAGGCAACTATGGTATTTGAAAAACTGGAGTGACAGCTGCAAACTGAGGTCGGAAAGCTTCTCCAAACACACCCACGCCACTTTAAAGGAGAGCGCCCATGCCCAACAGCTTTGAATTTTTGATTTACAATACCACCGAGGGTGATGTTTCTGTCAACGCCGTTGTGCGGGACGAAACCATCTAGCTGACGCAAAAGGCCACGGCGCAACTGTTTGATTGCTCCGCAGACAACATCTCCCTGCATCTGAAAAACATTTACCAGAGCGGCGAATTGGCCGAGGAAGCAACTGCCGAGGATTTCTCGGTAGTTCAAAAAGAAGGCCGCCGCAACGTGATCCGCCGCACAAAGTTTTACAACCTTGATGCCATTAAAAAATCAGCTAAAGCTTAAAATAAAAAAAGCCCCGCCGGGCAAACCGACAGGGCAGGAGGATCATCAACCGATATTCAGTTTTGCTTTCAACGCATCCTGCAGCACACCGGAAAAATTCACGTGCGCTTCTTCCGCGGCCTCGTTCAGCCATGCCGGGATGCTCAGCGTCTTTTTGACAGGCTTCTGCTGCTTTTTGTAGGCGGCCTCATCAAAGGGAATCATCGTTACAAAATCGCCGGGCTCCGTGCGGATGTCGGCAGGACTGCTGGGCTTCGGGTAGACCTTGCAATCCTCCAGCATCAGGCCGATGGCCTCCTGCGTCATAGCTACGGCCTCGTTCATGTCATCGCCCTGCGTAAAGCAGCCTTCTACATCGGGCACGGTAACCGAATAGCCGACTTCCTCGGGATGAAATACAGCGGGATAAAAAACGAAACGCATAAAATAGCCCCCCTTGGGGGCGGGGATCACTTTTTGATCCCCGCCAGTTTTAAAATGTTTTTCTCGGTTCCCGGTTTAAGGTCTTTCGCATGGAAGGGAACAATGGTTGTTTTGCCTGTGACCGGGTTCCTGTACTTGCGGTGCGAACCGTTGGAGCTGACATATTCAAAGCCATTGGCTTCCAGCAGCTTCACGATTTCTCTGGGCGTCATCGGCATCTTGGTTTCCCTCCGTTCTGTATCTATTATATACGTATTTTACGTATTTGTCAATAGAAAATTACGTATTTTACGTAAGTTTTATAAAAAAACGCCCACGGTGCTACCAACACCGCAGGCGTTCAAGCTCAGCGTGTCCGGAGTGGACACAATACCGACCAAGCATCTGTATTGTACCACCTCCGGCCACGCTTGTCAAAGTGTATCGTAAGGAGGTTTTTACATGGCAAAAACGAAAAAACGCGCGGACGGCCTGATCGAGCGCTGCCGCGTTATTGATGGCAAGACCCGCCACTTCTATGGCCGCACCGCAAAGGAGGTGCAGGCCAAGCTCGACGCGGCCCTCATAGAGGCCAGCACCCGCCGGGACAGGGGAGACCCCTTCTGCGAGGTCGCAGAGGCGTTCTGGCGCGCCAAGGAGCCGTGCATCAAGTATGGCTCCCGCCGGGGCTACCGCCACAAGGTGGAGCTTGCCAAGGGCTGGTTTGAGGGGCATGGCATGCGCGAGATCACCAGCACCGACATCAACCGCGAGCTGATGCACATGGCCGCGCAGGGCTACGCCTATAAGAGCATTGCCGGGCAGAAGTCGGTGCTCTCCCTGATCTGGCAGTATTGGTGCGCCGAGATGCACGGCGACGCGAACCCCTGCACGCTGCTTAAGCTGCCGCAGGGCCTGCCCCAGACCAAGCGGCGCGCCCCCACAGAGCAGGAGATCGCCGATGTTAAGGCCCACCCCGAGGGCTTCGGCCTCTGCCCGGCCATCATGATGTACGCCGGCCTGCGTCTGGGCGAGGTGATGGCGCTGCAGAAGAAGGACCTCGCTGACGGCGCGATCCGCGTGCGCAAGGCCGTGGTCTGGCACAACAACTACCCCGAGCTGGAGGAGCCGAAAACCGACAGCGCCTACCGCACCGTGCCGATCCTCAAGCCCCTGCAGGATGCACTCGGCAGCCGACTGGACGATCTGGCCGATGATGATTTCATCTTTGGCGGCAAAAAGCCCATGACGAAGAGCCGATACCAAAACGCATGGCTGCAATACTGTATCAGCATCGGCCACGCTCACGACAGCGGCAAGCGCTATAAAACCGGCAAGAAATCGAAGGACGGTGCGCCCCTGTACAAGACGATCATGGAGCCGGACTTCACCGCGCACCAGCTCCGGCATGAGTTCGCCAGCGTGTTGGTCGAATGCCAGATTAGCCCGCAGGTCGCCAAGGAGCTGATGGGCCACGCCGACATCCTGACAACCCAGCGCTGGTACGCCGAGGCCAAGGCCAGCGCCGTCTATGAAGCCACACGGATCCTCAACGCACACTTCACCGCATAA